TTCTGTGCCCCAGTATTGCAATACCCATCTAGGGGTCAGATGTGGTACCCCCAGTCGTTCAGCCCACCATGGATCAATCTTCTCTCTCCATTCTCTGCTGGCTTTTGTAGTTCCTTCTAAGTAATCGCGGTTCCAGCCAAACACTGCTGCAACAGCGTCTTTCAGACTAGCTGCAAAGCTAAGTCGTTTGAAACCATGAAAAGTACAGAGATAATCTGCTATTGTGTCTTTCCCGCTACCAATAAACCCAGTCACACCTATGATCATATTAAAAACTCCTGTAGTAAATCATTGTAACACAGGAGTATGCGATAGTAAAGAACTAATTTAACCTTGTATCCAAGTCAACGGTTGACTGTAATCTTGGTATCTACGTAAATCTTCAATCAATGCTTCTTGCAATGCTTTTGATTCAGCCTTCATTGCAGTACCGTTAAGTGTGGTACCGCCGCCTGGACCTGCAATGGTGCCAAACTTCTCACGTGCTTCACCAATGATACCTTTAAGAACTGCTAGCGTGAAGTCACCGATCCAAACTCCTGCACCCGGATCCTGCAATAGTTCTTCTACTGGTCTTTGTACGTCAGCCCAAATCAATATTCTTTCACCAGTACCTTTAAAGTCACGTACTACTCTAAGAACTTTAGTAACAGGATTGAAGGTGTAGTTTACATATCCACCAAACATACGTGCTGCTAATTCTACATAGCCAGCATAAAAATCATATGTTGCCATACCGCCGGTATAGTTATAGTTTAGTAAATAGGTGTTGAGTATAGCACTTGAAAAGGGATCAAATGAAGTAGAACCAGGACCTGTTTCTAAACCAACCGTTCTACGATATAAACACCTTACATTAATAAATTCTTGGGGAAGAGTATAAGTATCAATGTTCTGAATAACTGTCATTAAGGTATATGACTCGGTAGTAGCGTTTTGCGCCCGTTGTCTATATAGCTTAATAGCATAATTGAATGCAGCCTCATAGTGTTGAGGATCTAATTCAATGTCAATTATCCCGTCACCTAACCTCAAACGAATATTTTGAAAGAGAGCATCTTTAAGCTCATCTAAGGTTAGATTAGTAGGGGTAGATAATATGCTTGCAGCCATTTTTAGTTCACCTGATAGTAATATGTATTTATCAGGTGTACTAACTTATCAAAGATCACCTTCTGCTCTATTCTCAGAGTAGAAAGCATCGAAAGAACCGCCCGGGTATCGTGCTTCTAACTTTTTTACATTCTCTGCAATAACATCGTTTGGATCCAAATCCAAAGCTCTACATGCATTGATCCAATACCACATAATATCACCGAGTTCTCGTTTCATATGAAAAATATTTTCTTCATTCAACGGCTTACCCTGAAAGATAATCTTTTTTGGAATCTCACAAAACTCTCCGCTCTCTGCTGCTAAACCTAAGCATGCCGTAATTAACAACGGAACATTAACTGAAGGACCTTGTTCAAGAAGTTTATTGTTTTGCATTAAGCTAGTAACAGAAACAAATGATTCAAAATCATTGCTAGGTTTGCTTGTTACTGCCTGTACAAAATCCTGATACTTGGTTAAATCTATTTGCTTTGTCATATGTTCCTTATTTGTAAGTGAGTAGAAGATTATTCTTCGTGATATACTCATGCAGGTGATCTGCATAAAGTCGATGAGGTACCTCATCATGATGGTAATATTTTGCTTTAGGATTCTTATAACCTAAATTAGCATATTTGTAATAAAAGGGTTCGGCGTTGTTATCAAAATCCAAAAATCTTTTACGATCTATTTGATCTTTGTACCATTGTAAGGTAGGATGATCTTGTGTAAACATGTACAGTGTATTCACAAATAGATATTTTACCTTATGCATCTTGAGAAAGAACTGGAGTTGGGTTACGTAGGTAGCACTTAGAATTTCTAAGTATAACTCATTGTCTACCATAAATCGATGGTAACCCTCAATAAACTCTTGTTCACGTGATCCATTACCCTTGTATCCTAGATTAATACGTATGTAATCATCATGTGTGGGGCTGTACCAATCGACATGCTTATCCCATTCATTTTTGTACCAAGTCTTTTGATAGAACGGTACTTCCATTCTAATTCCATCTGCCCACCCTACAAGGACAAATACTTCATCGTATGGATTATATTCGTGATTGAACCAATCGAGGACACTTCGGACAACACCGCCATTTGCCGAACCAGCAATAGCAATATTCACAGGTTCATATCCTAGTTTCCCTGCAAGTACGTTTCCAAAACTATGTTGTCTGTTGAATAGGCTGTCACTAGACCCATCAATCTCTGAGCCTGCAGGATCACTTCCCCCTGCAATTAACATTATTTTTTTACTCATTAAGTTCTCTTAACTTATGCTTTACAGCAGTATAGATAATGCGATTTCCTTCATCATCATAGTGATTTATCATGCCCCTATGATGCTTAAAAATATCTTTGAAGTTTATCCAATTTCTACATTGATAGATATCGCCCCATTCAATATGAGAAAGATGCACCGTGTTTGCAGGGCATATTGATTCTATTTCTTTAATCAACAGACCATGCATGTGTTCTGCATACTCTAAGTCAAAGTACCTTTCTAAATAATGTGTAATTGGTTCTAGTTCCGGATGTGCAGGTAGATATTCATTAACATCACTATAAATCAAGCAACTATTCTTATGAAGAATATCTTTATTATGTATAGGATGCTCCTTCACATACAATCGGTAAGGACTCGTATGTGAGACTAGAATCATATCAAATTTTGTTAGGTCAACAGACTGTACCTGTTTTAGAATCTTGTATTCGCTACAACCTGCTTGTGCCAAATTGGTAACAGCATAACTGTCAGCTAATAGGTTTACCCAACCTTTTCCTTTATATTTTATAGTCCAATCTGCGGCGAAACTATCGCCGCATATTAATAATTTTTTCATTAAAACGCTTTGAGAATAATCATGGATTCATTAAAGCGCCCGTTAGGTGTAGTTGATACAGCCTTAATGTCCTTGAAGTATTTACGCGCAGCCGGCTTACTACCCATAATTTCTTTCAGTTGCTCAGCCGGTTTACGCAGTGTCTTGACTTCACTTTGCTTACTATCAAAACCTAGCAAAGTATTACCCTTGACACTAAAGGTCTTGCTATACTCGTCATCAACGTAATGATGCAGCTTTCGTTTAGCAGTATCAAAGACCCATGCTTCACTTGCACCGTAAATCTTAACCGGATGCAAGCCAACTAGGTCAAGTTTCAACGCATCATCTTTGAATGTTTTAAGATGTTTCAGTTTCAAAACTTGACGTTCAACTGGTACAGCTTTACGTGCCCTAGGTGCCTTTGCTGCCTTCTTAACAGAGACATAGCTATTGAAATCACTCAGGAACTGCTCAATGAATTTAAGAATATTCTTGAGTTGGGTCTTGGTGTAGTGACTATACCCTTCGACTACCTGCGGATCTTTGCCTTTAATAGCCTCTTCAATCTCGGACTTCTTCTTCTGCCATGCATCAGTGAAAATATAGATGTGCTGCGGAAGAACGTTCTTTTTAGAAAGTTCATCGATAGGCTTGAAGCTAAACTGAGCTTTTGCGCCGGCAGTTACATAGTCATCGTACATGCCCTCAATTTCGCCAGCAGCTTCTCGGGCACGTTCTTTCATGAGCTCCTGAACATTCGGGCGGTTGCTTTCTTTAACCACTTCTTTCTTAACACCACCAGTTTTGCTATCCACCTTTTCCTGAGGGTTGTTATAGGATTCAATCAATTTAGCGATATGATTCTCTAGCTTAAAGCTTTCATCCTCATTCAACTCAAGCCCACGAAGGTTCATTCTAGCCAACCAACAAAGAGTGACGTTTAGTTGACTATCCTCAACCTTTCTAATGACCTTTGCGTCATTAGGTCGATCACGTAGCTCCAAGTATTGAACCAGCAGGTTTTTAGCGTCTTTACGACCGTAAAAGCCATGATACCAAGTAAAGCTCCCAGCTAGTGTTGACAACCTACTAGTACTTACTGGTTGAACAGGGAAACTGGGTTCTTCACCTGAGTATTTGGTAACCAAGTCTCTAGGATGCAATGCTTTGACGATACTACTAGTATCAATCAAGCCTGTTTTAGTTACTTTAGTTGGTTTGGCAACAGGTTTAGGCTGCACTACGGGTGTAGTCGTCTTTTTCAATTTGGGTGCAGTTTTAGTTGCAGGCTTAGTAGCAGCTTTTCTAGGCATGTTATCTCCGAGTCACAAGGTATATGTTATTATATATGATCGTCCATTTAATGTCAAGCCGCGGCCGATAAATACTATATGCCAAGATTATCACTTTACCGCGAAAATAAACAGAACGATTACCGATATCTGGATCGATCCATATCGGAAATGCTTACAGTGGGTGGAACGGATCTATACATTCACAAGTATTTGGGTCCTAAGGATCAAGGCCCTAGCATAGATTATACTCAACCTCAGTATGACAAGCTAGACCCCACACATATACAAGACCTGTTGTTCTTGGAGAATAGAGATAGGACATATGATCCCAATATCTATCGGCTTCGCGGTCATTATAACGTGCAGAATTTAGATTTTGACCTAAGTCAATTTGGATTGTTTCTGAACAATGACATTATTTTCATCACTGTTCATTACAATGACATGATTGAGATTATAGGTAGAAAATTAATGGTAGGCGATGTGTTAGAATTACCGCATTTACTGGACTACAATCCACTGAAGGAAACTATTCCTGTCGCTCTAAAAAGATTTATGCAGATCACTGATGCTAATTATGCATCAGAAGGCTTCAGTCAAACATGGTTCCCGCATCTATGGCGTATAAAATGCGAACCACTAGTAGATAGTCAAGAATTTAGTCAGATATTACAGCAACCTACAAATACTGACAATTATCTTGGTACATGGGATACAACTAAAGGATACCCTGCAGGGTACGTTATCAGCTACGGTGACAAGAATTATATTTCTACGACTGATGTGCCGCCAGGCATTGCACCACCTGATCCCGGATATTGGGAACTTGATACTGCTAGCAATCTTAAAGATATCCTCTCAACATACAACAAGAACATTCAGATCAACAATGCCAACTTGAATGAAGCAGAGAGATTAGTTCCTAAATCAGGATATGACAACACCAATTTATACGTTGTTCCCATATACGGAGAATTCGAAAGTAATGGAGTTCCTTCTAATAAGATAGGACAGCCGGCACCTCCTGTTAACATTGTAGTAAGCAGCAGCGGTCCACCTACAGGTAGTGTTACGATGGTTCGCAATGCTAGTTTCAAGAACCCAAGTCCTGCTATTAGAATACCTAAATCTTCGGTAAAGAGTATTTGGGATATGACCGTAGATATGGATCACATCGACTCTTTAGATAAGTTCATGTCTACTAGTTTGCAGGTAGTTGAAATCTCTGCACCAAGAACATCATCTGGATCTGGATCATTAGAAAACGATTTTATTCTATCTGTTCAATCATTAGGTGCTGCAATTACAGGACCATATGGAACTGCGGATAACACTTACGCTACTGCTGACCAAGATCCTGTGGCCCCGGGATTCACAGGTGATATCACACAACAAATGGACTATCGTGCAGACTGCGATCCTAGATTCCAATTCATTGCTAGATATAGCCCACTTGATTTTGGTTACTCAGCTGGATACTTAACAGGGGACGGGAACGCACCAAATGGATTACCAACTGGTGCAGGTATTTCATTCCCACAAAGCCCTCAAGTGGGAGATTATTTCTTACGCATAGATTATTTCCCTCAAGTATTATTCCGCTGGAATGGTCAAATATGGATAAGAATATCTGAAAATGTAAGAACGGGAACGGGCTTCGGAAATGATGATAAATCATTATTGTCAGGCTTTATTAATAATGAGAACGAAATTTACTCAGCAGCACAGGATGCGGTTGTTCCTTCAGCACAGCCATTATCAACAATACTGACTATTGCACCTGACCCATTACCACCGATATTATAATTATGGCACAATTTTTTTCCGACAATCAGATACGCAGATTCCTATTGCAGTTTGCAAAAATTTTTAGCAACTGGTCAGTTACTAAAGGAAAAGATCCTGCAGGTAACGACATTCTTGTTCGTGTGCCTATTATGTATGGTGATAGTAGCAGACAAGCAGCAACAATTATAGCGAACAACAGTGCAAGCAATCTACCCTCAGCACCACTTATAACATACTGGATCAGTGGATTGGAGTATGACCAAAGACGAACACAAGATCCTACATTTGTTGAGAAGATGAATGTGCGTCAGCGAACTTACAATCCTTCTACACAATCATATGAATCAACACAAGGACAGGCTTTTACTATAGAACGCTTGATGCCTGTGCCATATACGCTACGAATAAATGTTGACTTTTGGACTACTAACTATAATCAAAAGCTTGAGTTAATTGAGCAACTAGGCACACTTTTTAATCCATCGATGGAGATACAAAGCACTGATAATTTCATTGACTGGACATCACTGACTGTAGTATACCAAGATGGATTAACTTTTAGTAGTCGTAGCATACCTCAAGGTACTGGAAATCCAATAGATGTAATGTCTTGGAAATTCTACATGCCTATCTGGATCAGCACATCTAGTAAATTAAAGAAATACGGAGTTGTAGAAAAAATCATTAATTCTATTTTTGCTGGTACTGCATATCAAAATGTTTCTGATGATGATTTACTATTAGGTACTAGGCAGAAAGTTACACCATATGGATATAAGGTATTGTTATTAAACAACACCCTACAATTATTACCGGCTAATCAGAATTTTCAGCCACCAAATTCAAATTTAGGACTACCTTCTTCACCTAATACTTCTATATACTGGCCATCAATATTAAACGTATATGGTTCATATAGACCCGGTATATCTCAAGTGTGGTTGCAAAATCCTGACATGGACACTGAGATTGTCGGTACTATTGTTGTTGATCCTTTAGATGACAGAATACTAGTGTACAACATAGACCCTGATACGTTACCTCAGAATACGTTGCAAGCAGTAGACAGTGTAATTAATCCGTTAACGTCGGGTCCTGGAGCAGGTCTCCCGACTCCAGTAAACGGGAGACGTTACTTAATAGTTGAAAACGTAGGTGGTTCAGCTCCTACAGCAGCATGGGGAAATCTTCATGCACAAGCAAACGATATCATAGAGTATGATGATACTGCAGGTGAATGGTACGTTGCATTTGATGCAGCGGCAGCTACTACAATAGAGTATGTAACTAATCTAACAACTAATGTGCAGTATCGCTATATAGGCGATCAATGGGTAAAATCCTATGAAGGTTGGTATAATCAGGGTGACTGGAGTGTTGTCATTTGATGACAACTGCTGTAGAATAATCAAATGAGCATTTCTGCCGGCATATTCTTCTACACCGAAAATACCAAAAGGTTTCTTTATTTACTAAGATCCGACAATAAAAACTGGGGTATACCAGGCGGAAAAATAGAAGAAGGAGAGACTTTATTAGAAGGACTAACACGTGAATGCGTCGAAGAAATAGGTTTCTTTCCTGATCAGGCTAAACTAGTGCCCATTCAGAAGTTTGTCAATAACACATTTGTATATCATACATTTTTTTGTGCGGTACTGGACGAATTTGTTCCTAATCTCAATGACGAACACAATGGGTATGCATGGATAGATTATGGGTGCAGTCCAAAACCCATGCATCCTGGGTTATATAATACTGTAAGCTTTGATATAGTTAAAGAAAAGATTGAAGCACTAATGAAAAAGGGGCCATAAGCCCCTTTTTTAATGCAGCAATTTTGCAATCGCATCGTAACCTAGAGCGCCCAGTGCTACTCCAGCGCCCATCATCATCCATCTCCACTTTTCTAATGCGGAAACTTTTTCTGATACCGATTTTATAGCATGGGAGTTAGAATCCTGTAACTCCTTCATCATTTTTGAAGCGTTATCAGAATGCTCGTCTAATGCAGTACGCATACCCTTCATGTCCTCTTTAAGATCGCCGATTTTATCTTCGACGTTCTTAACTTGAACCTGAAGGACTGCAATATCCGTCTCAGTTTGTTGAGCCTTATTCATTCTAACGACCGTCATGATGATTAAGCGTTGTTAATTGTTACGATCGGATATGGCTGACCACCATATGTATTTGCAGCGTATGCAGTATTGAATGTAGCGTATGCAGGATTTGCATTAGCAAGAACAATATTACCTGATGCGACAGGACCTGAAGTTGCAGTAAACAACTCAGTATTGTAATCACTTAAGCTTTGTACCAATACAGTGCTTGAGTTTGCATATGTAGCAAGAATACTCATAGTGTTTGGTGTTAATGCAGTGTTAGCAACATTAGCTGTTAAACATTGTGCTGTTAAACCTGAAGTTGCACCTGTAACCAAATACTTTTGCTTTCCTTTTTGACGAACAATGAAACCTGCTTCGTCATTTGCATATATCCAACTTACGCCAGCTGGGTTTGAAGCGGCTGCACTAGCTACTAAAGTCATTACGTCTTGAGTCGCGTTAACAGTTACAGTATCGTCAGTAACGAGTACTGGCGCGCCACCTGGATTCAATGAAACATTGAAGTGAGTGGTATTTGCAATGTCTTGTACATAGTATACTGTTCCTGCTGTTAGGCCACCTATATCATCATCAAATACAATTGGCTTATCAACTGTAAAGTTGGTAGCATCACCTGAAGTAATGACAAAACTACCAGTTAATTCAGTATCAGTAACAACTTCAGTGACATAACCACCGATAGATGTTACAAATCCCAAGTTAGTAGTTGCACCATTTGCAGCGACTGATTGAATTGCAGAACCTGCAACAACAGTATTAGCAAAATCAGTTCCACCGCCGAACACATCTGCACTACTAGAACTACTTACGATTGTACCGGTGCCAGAAATACCAATTGCAGCAGCAACCAATACTTGCTTACCATAGATCGTAGTATTACCACCAACTACGCCATAGCTTGCACCTGGGTTAGTTGATGTTCCGCCTGATTGTGCAGCAGAGTCTGGATTTTGGAATCCAGTATCAACTGAACCTACAGATATTTTAACTGTTACAGGACCAGCAGAACTTAGATTAACAGGTGTTAAGTCAGGATTTGCGCTGATTGGGGTAGCAGATACGGTAAATGTATTTGCAGTTAAAACTTTTAGAATCCAGTATGTAGTACCTGCAGTTAAACCACCAGTTGTAGTAGCTACTACGAAGGGCATGTTTGCGATCACATTTAGATTGTTTAAATTTTCAGAAACAGTAACTACTTCAGTTGAACCGTTAGTTGCTGTCAATGTTAATACTTGCGCTTTTGCGATTTTTAGAGGACGTCCCATTTGTTTCTCCTTATGTTAAGTGGGTTCTAGCCACTACGCGGCGGGGACCGCATAAGTCATCAACCTATTCGATGACAGTAAGTATTTATCAAAAAAAATTGATTTTGGTGCAGTGCGTTAAATATCATCATGGCCATACTAAACCAAGACAAATACCTATACATCGTTACTTACAACAAAGAAGATTCTAAACCTCCATTACCACAAGAAAGAAGCGGTGGTTGGCCTGCAACTTGGACTAGAAATTGGGATGATAAGGATTATTGGTACGTGGAGTTTATACACGGCGATGCATTCTATCATTACCCCATTGAAAAAATAGTACCAGAAGAAGTATTAAATAAAATTAAATCAGGTGCAATTACATTATGTCTGTCTCACGCGCATGAAGCATATCACTGTACTATAGAATCCATATACAAATACGTTATAGAAAAATCAAATATACCCGCATCAAGCATATTATATCTCACTAATTCTGCGGACATAAACAAAGAGATTTCCCATGTAAGCGAGATTAAAGGTTTACCAAAATTCAATGCTGAATTCATTAGTCTTTTTGAATTAGTTGCTAAAATTGAATATCATAAAAACTTAGGTTCATTTGCGGAATCAGGAACATTACGAAAAGATCATGAACGAAAGTTTTTTTGTGTCAACGGAGTATGGAGACCTCATCGAACCGCATTGATTTCGTTATTACACTGCTATGATTTATTAAATGACGGATATGTTTCCTACAACACAATGCCGCATGACATTCCTAGAGCAGAGGATAGTTTCTCTATTCTACAAAAAATGTATAGGGATGATATAACAACTCTTGGTCTACTTAGTGATAATCGGAAAAAATTGCTTGACCTAAACAGAATTTATTTAGATTCTACTCCCGAAAATCATTCAATATCTTTTGCACACTATCCTAACACTAGTAAGAACTTCTATGAAAACTCATATTTTACAGTGGTCACTGAATCACTGTGTAACGCAAATATGTCTTTCATAGGTCATACACTTGGTAGAACAATAAGCGAAAAGACATTTAAACCCATACTGAATCTACACCCTTTTATTTTATTAGCAGTACCCGGAACATTAAAGCTATTAAAATATCTAGGTTACAAAACATTTGGTCCTTTCATTGACGAAAGCTATGATGATGAGAATGACGATGGTAAACGTGCATTAATGATAGCCAATGAAGTACGTAGGTTATGCAGCCTAAACAAAACCCAACTAGATGATTTTCTAGTTGGGTGCAAATCTATCACCACCCACAATTTGCAGGTGCTACTGAGTAAAGAAACTTTCAATCATTCAATGACTTGATTATAGTATTTCTTCTTTTCTCGTATAGGATCATTCAATTTTTCAGCTATCTTATTTTTCCAAACATAACGTTCTTTGCTGATATCACGAATGATTATTGCTCTGCGACCTATTTCATCCATGGGATATTTAAGCTCTACCGTGC